TCAAGCACTTACTTGTCTACGACAACTGTTATGCAATCAGTTGCCACCATTTATGGTGTAAGAACTGGGGAAGTTTTCACATCGAAGATGTGTTGTAAAGCCGATGCACATTTTACCCCACCCCCATCGAAGATGGTCATGCTACATACCCAGAAGCCGTGCATAGCTCTGCCAATGGTCAATTGAAGTGTCCAACATTGGACGTTACCATATACAAAGTATATGACAAATATGCAACACAAATGGTGACCTGATCCAAGCTGGAGCCTCGCATGAGTTTAGCGCACCAGTTTCGTATTTTGTTAAAAATACTGCAACGGCATGGGAAACGACAGGCGCAGAGGATCACGTCATGAGAAACCGACTTGACAAACTTATACTATACTCTACTAGTTTATAAAGAGAACTATATCTCACTATTTGTGAGAGATATAGGTTCTCTCATATAAACAGAGTATAGATAAAGGGACTACCGAAATGACAAATTCAGCAACAACAAAAACTACCGAAGGTACTACAATCTCAGCTCTCGTAAAGGAAGGCAAAGCCTTAGCATCAATCTGGAAACAGACTAACAGTCTGAAACATACCATCAAAGCCTCTGGCTTCGACACTAGACTTGGCAAACTCTTACAAGAGTTGAAAGCTCAATCCACTTTGGATTCCGGTCAGATTAGTCGTCAAACTTTGACGATGTATGGTATCAATGTAATTGATCGCCGCCGCCGTTCTGAAGCTCTGTGGTTCGTTGAAAACGAAGTAGAGTGCCGCAAGTTCATCGAAGATGGTAAGTTCAAAGGTACTTCACTTACTGCTCTGCAGAAAGCAATGCGAGATGCTGCTAAAGCAGATGAAGAAACCACCGAAGGTGAAACGTCCAATGTTGGACAGTCCGATGCAGAACAGCCAAAGGCTGATACAACTAAGCCTCGTATCTCTCACAAAGTGATGGTCAATACCATCCTTGCTCAAGCCGAATTGAATGAGCTTGATCTTGAAGAGATCATCACTGACTTGATGTCTGCACTTGAAAAGCGTCAAGCTGCATGAGATACAAAGTATCCACATTCAAAGCTAGTGTTGAGCAGAACATGCTCGACACCGCTATGGCACAGTTCTGTGATCTCGCAGAAGAAATGAACCGTCCAACATTGGACACTTTGATTGCCAACACGGTCACTCCAGAGGAGTTGAAACGCCGTGTTCCCACATTAGTCCACGATAGTGGATGGAAGGACGTTGAAAATGACTAAAGCTGAAATCCGCCTCGTACTTGCTGCCTATGTAGGAGTAAGTGCATCACTTGCCTATCTGCTGCTTGTAACCTTTGGTTATGCCGATGCAGATGGTTATGGATTATTTATTCCCAATGTTGGTGGCTACCATATTTCCCCTCTTGACAAGTAGTATTACATAGTTATATAACACTGATACTTTAGTGAAAGTGTTATATAACATATGTTTAATACTAACACTGAAACAAACCGTCCAATGTTGGACACTTTAACGGAGTTATCCAAATGATTGATGCAATTGAACATGTAGCAGAAAACATGGTACGGATCACAAAAACGTCCATGCTATCTGGGCTGCAAAGCAGCATGGACTTGCCAGTTCGCCAAGGTCACATTGACCATTGGCTTGGTGGTGCACTTATTCAGGATGCCATGCCGCATCTTGATGCCGATCAACGTGAGTTCTTGATGACAGGTATCACACCTGCCGAATGGAATGAGATGTTCGCCTAATTGAAACCGTCCAATGTTGGACACTTTAAAAGGATGCTAAAATGCAATTGCTTTATCCCAAAGGATACGATGGTAATGTTGTTTTCGTAACAAGAAAATCAACCATGTCAGGCGAAGAAAATTGCCGCCTGATGTTTTTCACACATCGCCAGTATGACAACTGGAAGAATGGTGGTAAATGTATACAGGATGCTATGCCACAATTGTCTCCAGAGGATCGTGAGTTCCTCATGACGGGTATCACACCTGACGAATGGGCAACACTTTAAACCGTCCAATGTTGGACACTTTTGAAAGGATACATACAATGTATCAACGTGACGTAAATGAGATCAAAGCCTTCGTAAAATGGCGTGGCCCAGATGCCTTGGTAAATACTGGCCTGTTCGTATTGCTTACGATACAAGCTGGCCTGTCCACTGTCCGTGGTAGCATGGTTAAGGTTGAGCGTGACGCTTATGCCGCCGATTGCCTATGGGGTAAAAAGTCAGACGGTTACGAATACCTCAATGACCACAAAGATTACCTATATGGTAAGCTGTACCACATTGCAGATACCAAAGGTTACGAAAGTGTTGAGGCTTGTGCCGATGTCATACAACTGTTTATGGATGTGCCCAATCTTGGCATGGTCAAAGCTGCCTTCCTTGCCCAATGCCTTGGGTTCAATGTAGCCTGTATTGACAGCCACAACATCAAGCGTTTGGGTATCTCACCTAACCTTGTGAAGTCACCACCTGCCGCCATGAAACCTGCCACTGTACGCAAGAAGGTTGAACAGTACGTTGAACTGACCCAAATTGAGGGCAGCGAGTACTGGTGGAATACATGGTGTGAGTATGTAGCTGGCAATCGTGCCAACCGTGCCTTGGATACTGGTGACGTAGTGTCACGGTATCATGTAGAATGTGTAACATATGGATTTGAACATGGTTAAAAAAGTATCTGTGGGGATTGTAAATCCTGTGGCAAAGGCTATGCTGCAAGAGCGCAAAGCCCCACAGGTAGTGCCACCCAAGAAAGGTAGCAAAGCTAAACGTAACCGCAAACAGGAGAAGTACAGTGCAATACGAGATGCAAAACTTCATCAAGATGACTAAACGAAAAGCGTCCAATGTTGGACAGTCTAAGTTCAATGATGACTGGAAACGTGAACGTGACAAAGAACGCAAACGTAAACAGACATTGCGTAACAGTGTAACCAATTACCGCAGCAACAAGGTAGCCTAACCATGTCAGTATATATGATTTACCAACGTACAAATGTAGATAGTGATCGCATCAACAAAATGCCAACATCTGTATATGCCAAAGCGTACTTTGCATTGGGTATGCCCAACAGGGATACCGTAGAAGATGCAGTGCATGACGGTTTACATCACAATATGTATGAACCTACCATGATTATGCACGACATTGAAGACAGGGATCGTACCCCATTTGAGGCCATCTTTGATGAAGGCAACGGATACGGTGACGGTTCCATCAAGACAGCCAACATCCGTGACCGATACAGTATGTCCGTAGGTGATATACTTGTACAGTTAGATACAGGATATTCCCACGTATGTATGCCAGTAGGATGGCACAGCATTGACTTAACACTTGAACTTACCTCAGCAGCTTAAAAGGAGCTAACACAACATGACAAACCCAACACAAAACACCCGCCCAGTAGTTAAATCAATGAAGCCTGAGTTGTATGTACAGCATACGTATCACATGAAGAAAGCACGTAATTACACATACAACTATGCCGTTATGGACGATTACATCCTACAGAACTGGCACAATTCTACCATAAAAGAAATGGCAAAAGAGTTGAATGAATACGACCAACGTGTAGAGTATCGTATACAGGTACTCAAGGCGGCAGGTTTCTTGGGTATGAAACGTAACATGGAGCGTGGTAAGTTGATGCGTCAGCGTAAGCACCTACTCACATGGCTCAAAGAAGTAGATGCAAAATTAGAAGGAGTAGCATAAATGTTTGTAATCGTAGCAACAAAGCCGTTGAATGACGGATCACAAGGTTTTCGTTTCAACTTGTTCGGTAAGAAAGGATTACTTCGTAAACGTAAATCAACCTCACGGGGTTGGTTCAAACGTCAGCGTATGGAGACATCCGTGGCGTACCACTTTGGCAAGCGTACCGTGTACCTGTTTGGTAATGGTATGAAGCCACGTAAACTATCACATTTTGCAGGATAGGAGATGGCGTAATGCAAAAACAAAAAGCATTTGACCTAATATTAAGATTAGCAATCGAAGCCTCAAACAAAGGGGCTTCGGATAACGCCGTTAAAATCTTAGGCAGCTTGGAAAAGCACCTCACACCAGAGCAGATTCAAATCTCTCTTGAGCAGTACCCAGTCAAAGAACACTAAGTGGAAATTAAGGAGTTAAAATAATGACTAAGCTAGAACTAAGCGCAAACGAACTGTTGATGCTCAAGGAAATGATTGAGACTGACATGGAGATGGGGTCATGGGGTGAGGCGGAATACGATGACGTTGCCCTGATGCAGTATTACCTTGATCGTGCCACGGTGCTAATGAAAGTAAGAGAGGAGCTAGGCTTATGACAAAGACAATAAAAAGTGAGGTGGATTAATCATGGCTACTATGGCATATGACGTAACGCTTGAGATTGACGGTATCAAATCCTTAGTCAAGCTCGACACTACATATCCTGCTGTAAACAGTTGGAACAGTGCAGTTGAATTTGCAATTCACATGGCTATTCATGACCATCCCGGCACAAAGATTGAGTTCATTGACTGTGCTGAGTATGTACATGCAGAGTACACAAGCTATGGGTACATACACGATGCCCCAATGGTAGTACAATGATTAGCGCAGCGTTAATGTGCTTGGCCCTCAATGTGTATCACGAAGCACGTAGTGAACCATTGCAGGGTCAAGCCGCTGTGGCTCATGTTGTACTCAACAGGGTTGCAAGTGGACGATGGCCTGACGATGTATGCTCCGTAGTACATCAAGGCTATGAGAAGGGCAGGTTCAGGTGCCAGTTCACATGGTACTGTGACGGTAAATCTGACGAACCTAAAGAGATAGTGGCATGGTCAAAGTCCGTACTCGTTGCCGATCAAGTACTCAAAGGTGTAGTGCCTGACGTTACCAATGGTGCTACACACTACCATGCAAGGTACGTTAACCCGTACTGGAGTGCATCCCTATCTAAGACTGTGACATATGGATCACACCTATTCTATAGATAGCTTACCGTTACCAGTATAGGGGTGGACATATACTACACAACTATGGCACAGTTGCCGTACATACAATCATAGGAGAACAGTATGCCGTTTGATATTCCAGAATATTTAGACTTTGACGTAGCATTTGAGGACACACGTATGCCCGATAAGAAGTACGTCATTAACCAAAGCACAGGTCAACCACTTGGTATCGTTGGTAAATCTTTCAAGTGTGCATCACATGGTGACTTCTTTCGTGGGGTAGTAGATACAGCTACGGAGACACTATCTAATGACGATCTTGATGGTGCTAAGTACAACTTCAAAACCGCACGTAATGGTGCGTGGGCTATGCTTGACATCACTTTGCCCAATGTCACGATGGACATCAGCACAGACAAGTTTGAAACTGAGATCGGTAATCGTATCATCAGCTTGCACGGTATTGATGGGTCATGCAGCAACCAAGTATTCTTTGGTGCAATTGATTTCTTCTGTACCAATGGCATGATCACAGGAGACCACGATAAAGTGCGCAAGAAGAATACATCCAACTTCTCTATGGAGAGCTTCATCTATGAGCTTAACCGTGCCCGTACAGACTTCTACCAGCAAGCACAACAGATGCAGGTGTGGGCACACACTGACCTCAAGTACGTAGACGTAAGCTCTTTGCTTGATGACATGCTGGGGTCTAAGCGTAAGTCCGAGAAGATGTACAGCTTGTACATGCAGGAGGCATCGACCCGTGGTCACAATAAGTTCGCACTGTATAGTGCTATGACTAATTATGCTACCTACGCAGACGAACGCAACGGGTTCAACCTCAAGAACACAGGCAATGATACACAAGCCATGTCTATGTGGTCACGTGAGCAAGAGGTGAGCAAGTGGGTCAGTGATGACAGGTTCCGTTTGTTGGAGGCTGCATAGTCTATGCCTAAACTACCACGTTACGTACAACAACGAGTGTCACCCTCTGGGGTGATCTCATACCGCTTCAACCCACCGCAGTCCCTTGTAGATGAAGGTGTCGTGCAACGTGAAGAGTACGGCAGTGACATGAAGGAGGTGCGCAAGATTGTGAAGGAACACAACGCAGCCATTGATGCGTGGAGGCATGAGCAGTCTCTTGTTATACAAGTAAAGCCAAGCAGCAAGGTGACGGACTTGATAAACTTCTACTATCAGTCTAATGATTTCAACATGTTACGACCTAACACTAAAGTGGATTACAGATACTTCCTAACTGTCCTCCACCAAACGATGGGTACACGTAAGTATGAATTGGTTACACCAAAGATTGCCAAGGCTGCGTATGAGGAGTGGGTTAAGCGTGGCATCAGCTTTGCTAATCATGCCGCCACATGTGCCAGTAGGGTATACAACTACGCTATAGTCATGGGACATACAACACAGAACCCTTGGGCAAACATCAAGCGTAAGTCTACACCCCAGCGTAAGGTCGTGTGGACACACGGTGACGTTATCAAGTTTCTTGATGTAGCCTACAGTGACTATGAGTATCGCAACCTTGGACTCATTGTGCAGATGGCATACGAGTGGTGTCAACGACTAGGGGACATGCGTAATCTAAAGTGGGAGAACATTAGCTTGTCTAAACAAGTACTTAACTTAGAACAGAGTAAGCGTAGGGCTGACGTAACACTGCCTATATCTGATGACCTATGCTCTATGCTCAACGACCAACGTAATGACTTTGGTTTTCAAGAGTACATAGCACCACATCCACGTCCTGTTAACGGCAAGTACAATCCGTATGCAATGGAAAGGCTATCCAAGGTAGGCCGTAGAGTAATGAGGCTGGCTGGACTGCCGGAAGACTTACGACTAATGGACTTACGTAGAACAGGAGTTACACAGATGGTTGATGCAGGTGTTCCACTACCCCAAGTGATGTCCGTGACGGGCCATGCACATGTGTCTTCAGTGAAACCATATCTAAAAAATACGTACCACTCTGCAAATAGTGCATTGACACAGAGAAATGTAAGTGTACAATCGAGTGGTAGCGAGTAACACAGGAAGTGAATAGTACCTATGAATATAAATAACATTATAAGTGATCTATCATTAGTAAATGGTGAGACAAGGCGCATGACTTGTCCATCATGTAATACTAAGAACACGTTCACCGTTACGAATAACATGGGTTCTATTGTGTGGAATTGTTACAAGGCAAGTTGCTCTGTATCTGGCGGGACACGTACAACACTGACCGCCGATGACATTCGTAAGTCTCTGGGCTTTGTTGCAGAAGAGACACACGTTGCAACTTTCTCACGACCCGAATGGTTTGTGAGAGACTACACAAAGATAGCAAGTTTCTGCGACCAGTGGGAGCTTGACGCACAACAGCTAGGGCTTATGTACGATGTGAAGGAACATCGTGTGGTGTTCCCTGTTGTGCACAATGGAGTTACTGTAGATGCCACGGGCAGATCACTGGGTAATCGTATACCTAAGTGGAAACGGTATGGAAAAAGTGTATTGCCATACAGTTCTGGACGTGGTAGAACTGCAGTAGTCGTTGAAGACTGCATAAGTGCTGCCGTTATAGGTGATGGTGGTGTATATGTTGGGGTAGCAGTGTTGGGTACATCGTTGTCTAATGGACACAAGGAGTACTTATCGCAGTTTTCAACGGCAATAATTGCACTAGACCCTGACGCACTACCCAAGACACTGCAATTTGCAAAGGAATTACGTGGCTATGTTGACACCGTAAAGGTACTCAGGCTACAAGACGATATAAAATACCGAATGCCAACCGACATGGCAAACCTTTCATCACTAGGAGAATAACCCAATGGAACTATCCCTTATCCGTAGCTTGATGGACAAGACTTTCTATGACGATCACCGTGGCGCACGTTGCCCCGACCGATTGTTCAGCAAGGATGTCCGTAAGATCAAGCAAGCAATCGACACAGCAATGGATCGCTACGAGCGTACCGTTACTCCAGCAGAGATTGAGGCTCTGTTCATGGCGAACAACCCTACCCTCACAACGGCACAGAGACAGGCGTACAGCCACCTGTTTGTACAGGTGAGTAAAGAACAGCCAATGGGCAGTGACGTAGCACAGGAGGTGCTATCCAAGCTGTTCCAACAGGTAGTAGGCGAAGACATTGCCAACCTTGGCTTTGACTATGTAAACGGTAGCAAGTCTAGCCTTGACCCGCTACGTCAGATGCTTGAGCAGTATGGTGATGACTTTACCCCCAACCTCAAGGTTGAGTGGGAGGACATTGACTTAGACACGATCATTGCAATGACTGACCTTGAGTCACAGTGGACATTCAACATCCCTACGTTGACACGCAAGGTTGAGGGCATCAATGCTGGTCACTTGATTGAGGTAGGTGCTCGACCCAATACAGGTAAGACATCCTTCCATGCTTCACTTGTCGCTGGGCCTAACGGCTTTGCATGGCAGGGTGCTAAGGTAGTTGTACTGTGTAATGAGGAAGGCTACCACCGTGTAGCTCACCGCTACATTACAGCCGCTACAGGTATGGACAAGCACGAGATCGTTAAGAACAAGTCACAAGCTATGGCAGTCTTTGCCAAGATACGTGACAAGATCATGTTCAAAGATGCAACGGGACGTGACATGAATTGGGTTGAGTCAGTGTGTAAGTCTTACAAACCTGACGTAGTTATACTGGACATGGGTGACAAGTTTGCACGTACCGCTGGCTTCTCACGTCCTGATGAAGCACTCAAGGCTAACGCTATCCATGCCAGACAGATTGCCAAGCAACAAGACTGTGCAGTATTCTACATGTCTCAGCTATCGGCAGAGGCAGAAGGTAAAGTCGTACTCAACCAAGCCATGATGGAGGGATCACGTACAGGTAAGGCGGCGGAAGCTGACCTCATGATCATGATCTCCAAGAACCCTACAGTTGAGGGACAGGAAGAAGAAGACAACCAGCGTCACATCAACGTAGTTAAGAACAAGTTGTCCGGTTGGCACGGTATTGTACACACCGACTTGGAGTACAAGATTGCACGGTATGTATCATGATTGACGTTTCAACTCTCATAGAGATTGGTTTCATCGTATGTATAGGTTTCGTAATATGGGATCAACACAAGCAACGAGAGAGCATGGCGACATTTCAATTGGCGTTACTTGATATGATTGATAAACACAATCAACTTGCAGATGTAGTAGTTGAAATTGATGAGGCACTTGAGGAAGTAGAGGAGGCAATACAGTGATCACACAGGAAGACATAGATGCCTTTCGTGATATGACGGAAGATTGTGTGCAAGAAGGGTACGTCTACGTAATTACCAACAAGGCTTGGCCCGATTGGGTAAAGATAGGCAGAGCCATTGATGCCAACGATAGACTACGAGCGTACCAAACAAGCTCACCTCTACGTGACTATCAGATTGTACATTCTGTACACTTTGAGGATGTCAATGCAGCAGAGCGCAAGGCGCACTTGATTGCAGCACGAATGACTGGTAAACCTTGGAATAAGGTTGATAATGGTGAGTGGTTTAGGCTCACACAGGAACAAGCGGTAGAGGTATTGAGGGAGGTGACACTTGATTAAAGCAACATACATTGACCACATGGGTAGTGACCTGACTGTAGCTAACGCTGCACGAGTGTCATTCGGTAAGACATCTGAGATGGAGGATGATCCTTGGGGGCCACCACGCCTCAAGAAGAAAGATGATAAGCTAATCCGTTACCTTGCCAAACACAAGCACATCAGCCCATTCGGTCATTGCTTTGCGTCCTTCCACATCAAGGCTCCAATCTTTGTAGCACGGCAGCTAGTCAAGCATAAGTTCCTACGCTGGAATGAGATCAGCCGCAGGTACGTAGAGGATGAACCTGAGTTCTATACTCCTTACGCATGGCGTGGACGTAGTGCCGACAAGAAGCAAGGTAGTGAGGGTGAAGTAAAATATGAAGGGCCATTAGGTAACTACAACCAACTGGATATATACAAAGAGCTATTACGGGTAGGTATAGCACCTGAGCAAGCCCGTATGGTATTGCCACAGTCTACTATGACTGAGTGGTACTGGTCAGGT